AATTAAACATCCTTTTCCCTTTTTCATTACAAATTGTCCTTGCACAAAGAGAAGCCCGGAAATTCTTCAAATTCCGTTCTGTAGTGCCGTCCTCTTTCATAATCACCATATCTTTTTCAAATTCATCTCTACCAGTCGCTGTCATCATGGATACATAAATTGACCCTTTCCACTCAGGGATATCTACCCTTTCCCGAATAAGATCGTCTGCAGCCAGAATTGCTTCACGAGTAAGAAAAGGAAGGATTGCCGTTTTACCAGTTTCATTTTTTTTCATTTTTAATTCCTCTTTACTTCTTGGTTATTAATTCAAACTCTTATTGATTAAGAGCTTACAGTGATTGAACCAGTAATCTTAAAGGTCACATCAACAGAAATTCTCTCATCCGGTCCAGGAACATTGCCACCCATATCCTGAACATACCCTGCAAAATCAATAGTAGTATTGCTGGAATCGGGCAAAACAATCTGATAATTTACCGAACTGTCAGAAAGCAAATCCGCACGCATCGCAATATAAGTATTGCGGGTGAAGTTCATATTGAGTGTTACCTGTCCAGAATCAAGCAACCCAGGGATAAACTCCCTTGCTGTACTGGAAAGATCGGTAACATCAATCATTGGCCGGGACTGCGAAGGCAACCCAACACTATTGATTTCTGTCAGAGTAGAAAACACTTCATTGCTTGCCCCATCACCTCTTTTAAAAACTGTTCCCTTACTTACAACTGCATTTACAGACATATCATTGTCCTCCTGTTTTGTTAGGCCGATGTTCTTTGAATTTCAAAATTAATTGAAAACATTGGCCGGTTTTTATTGTCGACTCCCAGGTAAAGCGGATCATGGCCCGCTTGAATCATCTTATAAATCGCTGAATTTACCGTTTCATTTACCAGCCCATGGAGAGATACCTTCACAGCTACAGCTTTCGCGTACACAGCCTGATAGCCACCTTCTGCACCCCTAATTAAAACCTGCACCCCGGTATAATCCCACTCATATCTTGATTCTGGTTTCCCTAATCCTTGATTATCGGATAAACAAATGCAAGAATCAGGAAGTTCAGGCATTATCCCAATAAAAATATCGGTTCCAAATACCCCAACAGAATCATCTTCAAGAATATCTTTTATGTCTTCAGCAACTGAGTTCATCTGATTCTTGCATCCTCGGCAATAATTGATAAAATCTTATCAGCATTCTGATACAATGCATTTCGTAAAAACTGCGGTTCAGCCTTCCCTTGCGGGTCCCAAAATCTCCCCTTATGCGGTCTTGGCCTTGGTAATCCTTTCAATTTTCCCAATGCTTCATGAACAAATGGGGCATAAAAAGCTGTATACCCAATTTCAACACCAAGTCTTCCCATAGCATCATGAATTGAATCAACATAGGCGGATGCCTTCAAATTTCCATAATCAACAGGAGTCTTCAACTGCGCTTCCCGTTTTACAAGCAATCCAGCCGTCATCAATCCTTTCTGCGTTCTATTCTCAATTGCCTTTATTTCACGATTGAGATTCTGTAATACTTTATCTATTCCTGTAAGATTCATACTCATATCAGCCACGCAGTCCTTACAAAAACATTTGCCTTCGGATCAGGATTCTTTGAGAATTTCATAATTTCATAAGATTCTTCATCTTCGGGAAGTTGAGAACTATTCAAATTATCAAGATCGGTCAAGGCTAATCTGCCCCCAACTTCAACATCATCACTTAATGCAACAACAGCCTTAGAAAGAACTTCTTCCATATTCTGCAACACAATCTTTTCCTGTTTAATCATCCAGCGGCATTGAACTTCTACAGGAGCAGCAAAAGTCTTTCCTCCATATCCGTCATTTACCGGGGAACCCCAATAAACAGCGGTTTGTCTCAACAGATTTTTTCTTACTCGATTGTTCATTTATACATCCGTTGAATAATCAATCATTCCAATACTTGCACGCTTTCTACCAAGTTTTGCAAGCCTACCGGTAAAATCCAAAAGCAAGGCATTCTGGCCGTAAGGAGTTGATTCAAGACCTTTTCCAAACTGCCCCATATATTTCACCCTTACTCCCTCATTACCACCTGCCCATTCCTCTATTGTCCTCTGATCCCTGGAGCAAATAATATGGGCAACAATATATCGTTCAATTTCCCTTAATGTTGCATCTCCAACCTGTGTATCCCCAGAAAATGCATTTGTTACTAATAAATTTCCAGCAGTAATAAATGGGGTAATATCTGTAATTGACGAATCAATATCAATTATTTCTCGAACTTCTGCGGAAGTAACCCTTGGCATTATTTTTTACCCCCATATAAAGCAGGATCAACAAAGGCATTTACAAGATTCTGTTTCCATTCAAGTCCTAACCATTTAATCATTTGTTTCATCTCTGATTGATCCCCGGCAATTATTTTAGATGGCCAAACTTCCATAATTTCAAGACCAGCCTTGCTCATTTGTCGGAATCTATCTTCATGGACTTTTACCCAATCCAACCAACCTTCTTTCGTCTTATAGGCCCGCATGAAAGAAGTTCGCAGACAAGATTCAGCAATTTGATCAGCTTCACGTCTTACAATTACCCATTTAGCAGTAGGGAAGGCAAGGTGCCACATATACCAGAACAAACACATCTTTGCCCCTTTATAATACCAAATCCCATCCTTATATCCTTGATATTGTATTACTGATTGTATCCTTTTTCTCCACTGTTCACCTTGCTGTTGAGTCACTTCAAAAACCTGCCGGGAATTCGGGAGCGGCCTTTGTCCTAAAGGATCACAACCGATACTTTTCAAATATGGTTTGGTAATCGAATTTCTTATTTCGAGATTTTCAAACATCCCCTTTTGATTATGAATATTCGGGCCTGCGGTATCCCCACCAAATCCGCCGCAAATATGAATAATCCCAGCAGTCATACTTGTCCCGGAACGAGCAGCGCCGGTTATAAGGATAGGATCAATCATGCCCATATCTCCTTAACCCATTGATGTTTGCAAGTATGCGGCCGTTCTCTTCCGTGAAAACAAACAATATCAAACTCATTTGGTTTATTGCTCGTACTGGAACAATGCCTTTTGTATGATGCTATTCTTGAAAAGCGCCCAATTGACTCAATTTTAACGCCTCGCTTTTCAAGTGTCTTTGAAATATAAACCTGATCCCATCCCTCATAATTTTTACGATCAAATTTATCAATTAAATATCTAAAATCCCCATACCAGGCCATTATCCCAGATGCCCACATCCCCTTTTCCCTCCGAGAAGAATTAAAAGGAGGGAGCATCCAAAATTGGCCATTATCCATTCTTGAAACAGAATTTACAAGTTTATCAATATTATGTAAAATTACTGTATCAAGATCAATATAAAGTACCGGGCCATAAAGGGAAAACAATTCAAGTTTTGACCACCAACCTGGAAAATTCTTTTCAAGTCTGATTGATTCAATATCCTTAATATTCACATCAGTCAAAACACAAAACTTATAAGGAATTGTTACAGTCTTTTCAATCATTCGCTTCATAATCTGGACGTATTTTTCGTCATAATCCCCACCAGATTTAAGCACACAAGCAATTGTCAAACAAGGAGAACGTTTTAATTCAACAGATTTAACAATCTTCTCATTCTTCTTTATCGAAATTGCTTTCTTACCAATAGGCAATGGGAGTTTAGAAGGTTTTGCAATCCCTTCAATTATTCCTATTGATTTAGTTGTTAATGAATTAACATTGATCCCATTTGTATTTTCGGTAAAATATGTTTTATTCCAAACTTCCGGTTGAACACAATTCCAAGCAAAATCCCTATTGTAATAATCATTCCATATCGTAAGAGTCTTAATCCCCATCGAAGCAGAAAGAATTGTCAACCCGGAAGGATAACCAACAACCAATTCAGAACCCTTCAATAATCCAAACAATTGCTGAACAGTAGTTTTCCCAACAAGATCAATTGAGTCGGGAAAGTTCTTTTTGATTTCATTCAATGGATTATCATCACCATCCCATATTGCCCCGGTAAATACTGCTTTCAATCCTGTCCGATTCAATACTTTCCTAATATACCCAATAATATTCTTGATCGGGAATTGCTGTGTCCAATAACTATAAGTACCGCCAAAGATAAAATAGAAAACAATATATTTTCCAAATTGCTCTTGACACATCTTTTGAAAATTAAGTTGTTCAAGAGAAACAAACATTTTAGGATTCCAGGAACATTTCAAATCAGGATCAATCTCATTCATACTTTTGCCAATTCGTAAATGGCCATTATATGAAACAAAATAATCACAATTTAAAACATCTCTAAAAATTGTCCTTCCTTCCTGGGCATATGCTTCTTTCCAGATTTTTTTATTACTTTCCCCATCAGTAGAAAGGGAGAATCCAGAAGAATGAACAAAAGGAAACATTTCAATAAAAGGAAATGCCCTCTTATGCCCATTGTATTTTTTCTCTTTGTTACAAGCAACTGCTATTTCAGGAATGCCAATATTTTCTCTTTCGATCAATGCCGGTAATTTAATCAAGGACCAATATGAATCACCAATTCCAGGAGGAAGCAGGATTGTTTTTCTATCTTCTTCCGGTTTGGCACAAGTAAATAATATTTTTGATTCAATTGGATTCTTTATTCCACTGATTATAAATCCTATTTTTGCAAGCAATTCTTTTAATTGATCTACATTAAAATACCAAATATGCTCAATCTTCCAATGATGTTTTCCAGCTTCAACATGAAAATTAGGAAAATCAATAATACATTTACCACCCTGTTTGGTAATCCTGAACATTTCCCTTACAAAAGAAACCGGGTCAAGACAATGTTCTAATACATCGTGACATGTTACAATATCAAAATGATCAGTTGGAAATGCAATATCCTCCAGCATTCCCTGATAAATAAAATTCCCAGCAGGTGCATAAGCATACTTGGAAATCTC